CACAATACTGACGAATAAAGTAACTAGCATCTCTATTGGCAAGTAAACGAATACCAACAAAATTCATATCAGGAAAGTTATGTCTTAGGTTATTAATTAGAGTGCCAGTAATAGTAGACCAATGCTCTCCAAACTTATAGGTATTACCAGTCTTTCTATCTCTCAAGAAAGTATTATAACCAACATAATTTGTTCCTAGAAATGGTTCTGTCTCCCAATGTCTTTGTACTTCTCTATGATATTTTATTGGATGTGCTTCACCATCTGTAAGGATTACACATTGAACTTTTTGTAATTGATGATCACTCTTAAACTTAGGAAGAATCTGATGAAGACATACAACTGTTTCATTCAATGGTGTTCCTGAAAGATTCATTCCAATAGGAACATGATATTGATTCCATCTATTTCTACCAAATGTTCTAGCACATCTAAAGATATTAATCATTTGCTCTTCCAATTCTTTTCCATTTACACTACTAGTGAATAGATTCATTAAAGAAAAACTCTCTGTTATTGCTGCTAATCCTGATCTTGGTTCATAAGATGATTGGCAATTTGGAACACCATTCTCATCATGATTTGGAAAACATTGTGTGAATGCATATACATCAAATGGAATAGAAACCTTTCTACAGAACCATATAAGATTATAAAGTTGTTTGATGGTGTCTTCCATTACATCTGCCATTGAACCAGACCAATCAAGTATGAAGACTAATCCATGATTCTTTCCATCAGGAACTACATTTATTTTCTTGAAAAGATCTTCATTATACTTATAGGTATGAAGTTTAGATGTGTTGAGAACTCCTGTTCTTGATACTGTAGAACGAGCATATGCATCAGCAGCTTTCTTACATTCAAATTCTTTAACCAAATAGTTTACTTCTTTCTGTGCTGACTTCTTAAACTTTTTATACTCAAGATCAACCTCAGAAAATACTGTTAGGTTCTCTATCTCTTCTTCTGTTACATCATACCTATATGGTGTTTTACCCTCATATCCTTCCCAATTTTCAGCACATATTTTATGAATTGCTTTATTAGAGATAATAACCTTATCCAAATTAATCTTTGGTATTTCGATATAGAAATTCTCAACACCACCTTGCTCAATAAGACTTTCAATACCCTTGGCAAGTGAATCAGCAGTTTCTACTTTTGGCTCAGCATGTTGAAGTTGTTGATGTAATTCTTCTATTGTTAGTTGATCAGGTTGTGTTTTCTGATAATCCATATCAATCTGCTCACCATTTTCACCCTCACTCTCTTCAAGATCACCATCTTCAGAATCAGAATCCATACCAGATCCACTTCCTTCCATATCCATACCCATACTCTCTTCCTCTTCTGCATCTGCTATCTGTTCCTTTATATCTTCTTCCATCTCACCTTTACAATACTTGTAAAGATCTTCAGCAACATCTAGAACCTCTTCAAAAGTCTCACATCTGTTTACTCTCTCAACAAATATTTGCTCTTCTAATGTAAAATCAATATCCACATAATTACCAATCTTGATATTTAAATTAATCTTATCAGCAAGATTAAACTCTGAAATATCCTTTCCTTCTACTTCAAAGAAATCATTATCATGTAATTCTAAGTATCCATTATAAAAAGTCTTAGATATTCCAGCATACCTACGCTTCATTAACTTTTCAATTCTGGCATCTTCTACAATATTAACAAAATCAAATCCTATCTTACGATCCTTAGACCAATCATAATCAGGTGTATAAAGGGCATGTCCAACTTCATGACAAACTAAAGCATCTAATACATTATCACTTGCCTTCTCCCACATAGGTAGAGTTAGAACTCTTGTTTGTACATTGAACTGAGCAGTCTCAACTTTTTTATGCTCTACTACTAGATCCTCAGTAGCAAGTAGCTTAGCAAGTTGTGATTTGATTTCGTGCTTTACTGTCATGGATCTGTTTGTTTGATGTACCTATCATACTAGAAAACCGCCTCTGTGGGCGGTTGAGTAGACGGTTTATCAACTGTCCACGCCTTGCTTTCGCTTGACGTAGTGCTTGTGGTTTAAGTTTTCGTTTCCTCTCCTTTTTGGAGTGGTGTTGCCAGTTCGGAGTATTCATCACCACCATAATCGTTTTTGAACCTTATCACCTATTTCTGGAAGACCAGTTATAGCATTCTGTAGTTTACTCAAATTTCTTTTCAATTCATCCACTTCTCTCTTGAGAACTTGAATTTGTTCATGATCTGTCATAATTTTATTGTGAAAGCATATTAATCATACCCTGCATTTTACCAAGACCTTTCTCTATTTTACCACCAGGTTTAGATAATTCTTTAAATTTATTAACCATAGTAGGAAGTTTTTTATTTAATTTATTAAATCCCTTATCAATCTTATTACTCATCTGAGATGCTCTAGTAGGTAGATTCATTCTCTGACCCACAATCTTAGGTATATTCTCAGCAAATTTAGATGCCTTTTTAGGATCCATCTTAAACTGATTTGCTATACCAGATAATTGCTTAACCATTGCTGGTGCTTTTTTATTAATTTTAGATTTATTAGTAACATTTCTCATAGTATCTTCAATACTACTAAAATCTTGTCCTAGAAGTGACTTCATTAAAGAAGCATTCCTATTAGCATCTTCATTAAATTGATTAAAAGTTTTCATTATTCTTTAACCGCAGTAACATCCCAATTAGAATCATTCTTTTTAGTCCAAATATATGGAGTATCTTGCTTTGCTTTTGCTTGTGAAGTATAAGACTTTCTATCAGCAAAAGTTTGAGTCCACCTATTATCACCCTTGTAATAAGTGTCTCCACCAATCATACTTGTTTTTTTAATGTGCCAAGCCATTCTAATATCTTTTTAGATATTTATGAATTTGATATACGGGAAAACCCTCTAACCTTCTCAAATTTAATAACACTATCAAATTTATCATGAAGTTCTGTCTTATGAGATATAACAAATACATTAGCATCTTTAATTACAAACCTAATGATCTTAAGGAATTCATCAGTACCTAAAGTATCAAGAGAACTATCAAAAATCTCATCCATAATCAATAGATTAGTATTGATAGAATTTTTAACTCTAGCAACCTCTCTCCATGTAAACAGAAGTGCCAAATCAATTCTCATTTTCTCACCTTCAGAAAAAGAAGCATACGAAAATCTTTCATGAATAGGAGATTCAATAGTTTCATTAAATTCTCCATCCAACTTAAAATTGATATAGAAGTCCATCATCTGCAGATAACGATTTACCTGCTGATTAATAAGAGGAAGATACTTCTTAATTATTTTTGTCTTTACTCCATCATCCTTTAACAGAGAATATGCGAAGTCATGATACATAACCTCTTCTTTCTTATCTGCTAATTTTTTATATACTTGTTGAAGATTTTCGTTAAACTCTGCTAGTTTTCCTTGTTCAGTATTTCTGTTTGCATGCTGGTCGGTAAGTCCCTGAATTTCCGATTCCAAATCCCTGATCTGTCTGAGACATCCAGAGATGAGAGTATGGTTTTTAGAAATGCCATTGTTGAGTTTAGTAATCTCCTTTGATAATTTGGTGAACTGATGCTCTCTTTCCTCTTCTTTTTGAATTGCGTCTTCCAGTTCCCTGTAACCAGTTTGCAACTCCGTTGCTTTAGTTTGAACATCAGTAATTCTATTTACACGGAACTCTTCCTCTATATTCTGACTACAAGTAGGACATACCGTATTCTCTGTGAAAAACTTATGTTCTTTAGTAAGGGTTGCTACTTTATTAGACATTTTACCCTTAAGTGTGTTTAGTTTCTTTAACTTAGGTTTAGCACCAGATAACTCTTCAAGATCATTAGTAAACATCTCAACATCCTTTACAAGACATTCTGTCTCATCAGATGTTTCTTGTATTTCACCTTCCAATAAATTTATTTTACCATTCTTCTCTTCTATTCTTTCTTTACCTCTACTCTCCAATTCCTCAATAAAGTTCTTTTGCATTTCAACTTTATCCTTTACATTCTCCTTACTCAACTCTAAGGTTTTTATTTCATCTTTCTGTATTTTTATCTTTTCTCTAATTAAAGTATTCATTGCTGAGAAGACACGAATATCTAATAGATCTTCAATAACTTCTCTTCTATTAGTTCCCGATAATTGCATGAAAGGAACAAAGGCACTACTACCAAGTATTACAATTTGAGTAAATGACTTATAATTTAATTTTAATATACCTTCTTCAAGGATCTTTTGCATGGCACGATCATCTGCCTCTTTATGCATCGCTACATCATTTACAACAATGTCAAATACATTCGGTTTGATTCCTCTTCTTACTAAGTATTCACGACCATTTAAATTGAATTCCACTTCAACCAAGCAACCCTTCTCATTAGTACTATTAACCAACTGCCCCTTATTAATCTTACGAAATGGTTTATTAAATAAACCGAATGTAAGAGCATCTAAGGCAGTTGATTTGCCAGTACCATTTGTACCAACTATTAAATTGGTAGCGTTCATTAAAAAATCAATTTCAGAAAACTGATCACCAGTGGAAAGAAAATTTTTCCAGCGAATCTTCTTAAATGTTATCATTCAGGTTTAGGAGGTATAACAATGTCGTTCTGAGTAATTACAGTATATTTGTAATTATACCTCTTACATGTCAATATGGCAAGGTTATCATCAACTTCTATAACATCCATTTCACTATTTTCTTCCTCCTCTAACTGCATAGCATACCTTTCAGCATCATCCTCCTGCTGAAACAAAAAAAGAACTTTTTCTCCATACCTATTATTGACAGCATAAGCACCATCACTACCTTGATCCTTTAATGTAAGGAGAAACATTATTCTACCTCGCAAGTTTCTTTATAGAGTTGTTGAATAATATTTTTAATTATATTTTTATCACACTCAAATTCAGATTCATCAATATACCTACTCAATAGATTAATAGTATTCTCAGTTTCTTCAGCTTCAAAATCTTCACTTTCCTGTAGAATATAATTTTCTACGATTTTAAGATCCTGTACTCCAGAAGCATATAATTTATCTATAAATTTTTCAAACTGTTTCTGATCCGTTTTTTCTTTTACAACAACCTTTACAATTTTATTTTTTAATTCTCTAGCATCAAATAACTTATGATTATGATCCCTATAGTAAATGATATGAAATAACCTATATGGATTATTTACAGGAGTATGTTCTTTTGTCTCTGTATCAAAAATATGAAATCCTCTAGTATCATTTACATCATTCCAATATATTTCATAAGGATTACCTAGATAATAAATTTTTCCATTATCAGATCTTGTATGGTAATGCCCAGAATATACTTTATCAAAATCCTCAAAAGGATCAATATCCATACCATGTTCCATAACATGAGTGGTGTGTGCTCTGAATCCATTCAACTCTAAATGACCCATAGCAACTCTTGCTTGTGATTTCTTGATGAGTCCTAAAGTTACATCTTTGTTCTCACTATTAATCCAAGGCACAAGAAGAATATTTAATCCACCCACTTCAATAGAAGTTGTTTCCGAATAAACCGATATATTATCATACTCAGTTAATAATAAATCAATTGAGTTTACCTCATTAGTATCCTTATAATATGCAGTATGATTCCCTACTATAGAATGTAAATGAACACCTAAAGATTTTAACTTATCAAAATAAACTCTTTTAGACCATTCTAGAGAGGCAAGATCTATATTCCTTCTATTATCGAAGGTATCACCCATATCAATAACAGTATCGATTTGATGTTCTTCGAGATAGGGAAAGAAGATGTTATTGTAAAACTCTTCAAAATAATCATGTACAAATTGAGATCCCTTACGAGCACCAAAATGCTGATCTGTTATTATTGCTATCTTCATCTATTACTAGTCTTATACTGAATATTATCTTTAATAGTATTATAATCAGAACTTGATGAGGTTAATGCTCCATCATCAACTACCATAACTTCATCATATCCAGTCTTCTCAATTATCTTTGTTTTAATTTCTAATTGCTTCTTCTCTTTCTGTATTCTTCTTAGAAAAGCATAATGAATAATTTGTGTAAAATACGCAAAAGGGTTCTTTGACTTAGCAGGATCAAAGTTATGAATATACTGTACACAATTCTCTATACCATCAGAGATCATATCATCTCTAAACATATAGTTTACAAAGTTTGGTTTATAAGAAAGGTGCGTAGCAATCTTTAAAAAACAAGATCCAAGGTAATTACTAATACGTGGTTTAGGTAAATCTTTTGCCTTTGCTACAGCAACGTCAGCACGATAATCTATTAACGCTGCTAAGAGTTCTTTATTATTTACATAATGTTCTGATTTCTTCTTAGCCATAACATTAATATACCCTGTTTAGTAATTGTTTATATTATAACATTATTTACTCAACTTGACAAGGTATCAATTTATATGTACAATACCCTTTGTAAGGGTTGGAAGAGATATATTAGGTTTCTTTATTAAGTTTATATAATTCTTCAAGTTTCTTACGAGCATCCTCTACAGTTGATATAAATCCCAAATTAGTATTTAATTGAACTCTGCCATCTAATTCAATATCTACGTCATCATTAAAAAGATATCTTTCATAGAAATTAATCATCTGAGTATCTGTAACTTCAGTCATAGTAATAATCTTTTCATACTTAAGTAAAAAAATATTATCTTCTGGTAATTCTAACCAAGGTCTTACCTTAACATAATGTCCAGTGGGATTTTGAAGCACTTTCATAATAACTGGATCTTGAACCATAATGATAGGATCTCCATCATTTTCATCTATTGAGATTGTTGCAAAGATCTCTTCTCCAGTTATTAATTTTATGACTCCGTAGAATTCTTCTCCCATCAGTTTTTTATTGGTATATTTACTATGTCATAGTTAAAGTTTTCTTCGTTATAAACTTTTATTCTTTCAATTAAATGATTAAGAGTGTAATTTTTTCTAGACTTAGTGCTGATATCGTCGGCAATATCATACAGAGTTGCTTTTACTTTTCCGTTTCCTTTTCTAAGGACTCTACCGATGGACTGGAGATTTCTAATTCTGGATTTTGAGGGACTGGCAAAAATAACATTGTGCAACCGCTTAATGTTAATCCCAGTACTGAAAGTGCCATAACTGGCAACAATGATAGCGTTCTCTTGTTGTTCTGTAATTTCACGAATTTTCTCTCTGTCTTCTGTTGGTACTCCACCATGAACAAAGAAGACATGCCTCTGCTCTAGCGTATTACTATTTATCATCTCATAAAGGGGTTCGCCATGTGCTTCTACTCTCGCAAATAGAATAAGAGTGTTACCTTTAAGATCTAAAGCAAGGTTACGAATTAACCTATTTCTCTTCTCATGAGTAATAATATATTGAACTTCTTCTTCAAAGTTCTCAAATTTATTCGGTGGGTGTTTCAATAGAAGCACGTTAATATCCAACGTCGCCACA